GTTGTTGAAGGTCCAAGGGGCGATGGCTTTGGCTAACGGAGTGCAACAGGTTGCTAATCTGCTGAACAAGGATAGCATCCTGATAACCCAAGGGCAGGCAGCAGCACAGGCACTCTACGCAACGGCCGTCGGGGCAAGTACAGGGGCGATGAAAGCGTTCCGAATTGCTTTGCTTGCTACGGGTATCGGTGCAGCCATCGCAGCCGTTGGGCTTTTGATAGCCAAGTGGGATGAACTCACCGCAGCGGTCCGCAGGTTCCTGAACCTACCCGACCCAGCCATCGCAGCGAAAGAAAGGGAGCAGGCGTTGTTGCGTGAGGAAGCAGCCCTCTCCAATTACCGGGATGCATACGAAGCCCATACGCAGGCTCAAATCGCAGCAGACCAAAAGAGGGAGGCACAGGTCAAAGAACGCCAACGCAAGGAAGCAGAAGCCACCCAAAAGCGTTTGGAGAGGTTAAGGGAGGAAAACAACGCCATCATCAAGTTCGTAGAGGACCTGAACCTGCAACTCTACGAAATGGAGTTGGATAGGTTGAGCCAACAGGAGCAACTGCAAGTCAAGGCGATGCAAGCCGAAGCACAAAGGCGGATGCAGGTAGACACGACTGACGCAAAGTCCAAGATGGGCCAAGCCCAGCGTGAAGAGGACCTTGCTGGATTGCGTGAGAAATACGTCGGTCAGTCCTTTGCGGTCATCAATGACATCATCATCGCATCGGCAGGAAAGAGCGAGGCAGCACAAAAGCGGGCCTTCAATGTCGCCAAGGCTGCGTCCATAGCCCAAGCCATCGTCAATACCTACCTTGCCGTCAGTTCGGCACTCGCTTTGAAGCCGACTGAATCCGTATTCCCCGGGCAAAGGTTCGTCGAGGCGGGTCTTGCCCTTGCTGCTGGTCTTGCAAACGTCGCCAAGATTAAGGCTCAACAATTCCAAGGCGGTACAGGTGCAGGTTCTCCCGGTGCAGACGTAACGGGTGCAGGAGCAAGCGCAGCCCCACCGCCCATCTTTGCGAACCCACAAACGACCAACCTCGGCACGGGCGAACTCTCGGCAGGCCAAGGCCAAGGCTCATCACCAATGCGAGCCTATGTGGTGGAGAGGGACATCACCCAAAGCACTCGGAGGGTTCGGAGGTTGGAGGAATTTGCAACTTTAGGGGCGTAGGACATTTACCTGCATGGAACTACCCATTTATAGGATGACGGTTGACGAGGTGGATGAAGGGGTCCAATTCGTGGCCCTGACCGATATGCCAGCGATTGAACGGCCATTCCAAGCCTTCGCAAAGACACCACAAAAGTTTACCGAAACAGGAGAACGCAGGGTCCTGACTGGGCCTCTCATGCTTGCAGACACTCCCATATTTCGAAAGGACGAAACCTATGGCGAATACTACGTCGTATTCGACAAAGCGACTATCCGCAAAATCGTGCAGAAGTATTTCAAGCAGGGCAACCAGCACAACGTCAACGCTTACCACAACGCCGAACTGGATGGCGTGTTTATGTTCGAGTCCTTCATCACCGACTCCGAGCGTGGCATCATGCCACCGAAAGGATACGAGGACACCCCCGACGGCTCTTGGTTCGGTTCCTTCAAAGTCGAGAACGACGAAGTTTGGGACAATCGCAACCTGTTTCGGGGTTTCTCCGTTGAGGGCCTGTTCGGGATGGACAAGACCGAATCCGAACTAGAGGTCGCACTCGCTGGCCTCGCTGACGAATTAACCGCTTTTTTGCAACAATTAACCCCCACCTACAAATCCCACTAACTATGAACCTGAAAAACGCAATCGAATCCCTGCGGACGGAACTCCGCAAATTCAGCACCCAAAAGCAGTCCTTCGCTGACTACAAGTTGACCGATGGAACCGTTGTCCGTGTGGATGGCGACCTCGTTGCCGGGACTGCCGTTTATGTCGTTGCCGAAGACGGCACTCTCCCTGCGCCCGATGGCGAACACGTCGTTGAAGGAGTTGGGACTATCAAGACCGAAGGAGGCAAAATCGTTGAGGTCATCGCTGCCGAAGTAGCAACCCCGGTCATCGAGCCGTTGCCCGTTGCTGCTGAAATCACTCCCGAAGTGGCCGTTAATGTAACTGAAGAAATCAAGGACGCTTATCCGCTCATGACCCCCGAAGTTGTGGAGGCCATCGTCGCCAAGCACCTTGGAGCCATCATGGAAGAACTCAAGGCAGCCTATGCCGAGATGGGAAAGATGAAAGAGAAAATGTCTGCCTTCGCATCGCAGGTTGAAACCATGGCCGATATCGTCGAAAAGGTTTCCGAACTCCCTGCCGAAGCCCCCAAGGCCAGCGGTTCAGCAATCGTTGAGCAGCGCAAGGCTCAGGCATCGCAGAACTTCAACGCTCTCGCACAAGCACTCCAATCACTCAAAAAAAACTAACCCCCTAAACCCCCATTAACAATGGCATACAATTTTGGCAATCTAGCCGCCTACACCGACCAAGAGCGGTTACCGCTCATCACCAAGGCCGTATTCTCGGCCAAGTCAGCGTCTTTGTTCACCAAGCAGGTGGGCATCAAGTTCGCTGCTGCGTTGAACCTCATGGACACCGATGCTTTGATTCAAAGCGGTGATACCTGCGGTTACACAAGTTCAGGCACAACTACATTCAGTCAGCGAAATATCACAGTTGGCCGTATGAAAGTGATGGAAACTTTGTGTCCTCGCTCTTTGGAACAGTACTGGATGCAGACCCAGTTGACCGCTGGTTCAATGTACGAAGGCGTTCCTTTCGAGCAGGCTTTTGCCGAGCAGAAGGCTCTCCGCATCGCTGAGGCTTTGGAGAATGCAATTTGGCAGGGTAACACTTACTTCAGCGGTGTTAACCAGTTGTTGAACGCTGCATCGGGTTCTACCATCAGCGGTAACACAGGAGCGGTATCGGCCTCCGTAGGTATCACCGCAACGAATGTCATCGGCATCTTTGACGCTATCTACAACCAAATCCCACAGGCCATCCTGACCAAGACTGACCTCGTCATCTTCTGCGGTTGGAACACCTACCGCACCTTGGTTCAAGCCTTCAAGCAAGGTACAACCACAGGTGGTTTGGCAGTATTGTACAACCAAGTTGACCTTGCGAGCCTTGCCAATGGTGAGTTCATCTACCCCGGTACAAACGTCCGTGTCATCGCGGTTCCCGGCTTGACCGGAACGAACCGAATCGTCTGCTCTTACCTCGGTAACTTCTTTTACGGAACCGATTTGCTGAGCGACGAAGAACAGTTTTCCATCTTTTATGCACGCGAAAACGACGAAATCCGGAGTATCGCAGCTTTCAAAGCAGGCGTGCAACTAGCGTATCCAGACTTGGTTGTTGACTTCCGCTTGACCTAATGTGTAGGGGGGAGGGAAACCTCCCCTCACTTTTTTGTTCTCTTGTAACTTAAACCCCAAATACACATATGTCCTGCGCACTAACAACTGGTTACACACTCGGCTGCCGTGATTCAGTCGGTGGCATCAAAACAATTTACGTCCAAAATTGGATTTCTACCGGGTCTTGCAACGCTAACCTTTCAGGTTCGGTAACGGGCTTCACGGGTTACGCTTCGGGTGGGTTCTTCGAGTATGACTTGACCAAAGCAACTTCGTCTATGACGGATACGCTGAATGCAAGTATGGAGAATGGCACAATCTTCTACACCCCCGAAGTAACGTTTACCATCAACAAACTGCAAGTCGCAGTACGCAATGAACTCCGTTTGCTTGCTCGTAGTAAAGTCATTGTCATCGTTCAAGACAACAACAGTCGTTACTGGTTGCTGGGTGCTATAAACGGCCTTGAGGCAACCGCTGGAACCGCTGGAACTGGTACTGCATTCGGCGACCGAAACGGCTACGAAATAACGCTTTCCGGGATGGAGCCTGACCCGATGTTCCTAATTGCGTCAACAGTCTTTACACCATCGACAACGCAGATACTCGGTTCGTAGTATCTTTGACTTAGGTTTTCATCATCTGAGGTTTGGGAGGGGCAGTCAGCAATGGCTGCCCTTCTTATTTTTACGGCCATGAAGATTTGCATCGTTTACAACGCCCATCCAACCGGGTGCAGTTTCTACCGCCTCGAAATGCCGAACGCATACTTGGGCGACAACTACCCGGAATTTGATTACGTCTGCGTTGAGAATATCACGAACATCAGCGACGAGGGGCTTCGTTCGATAGACCTGTTCCTGTTCAGCCGTTTGTGGTGTCAAGGAACGATGGAGCAAGTCGAAAATGTTTACAAAGCATTGACCCAATTCGGGGCCAAAGTCATCCTTGACTTGGACGATTATTGGGTGCTTGAATCGGGCCACATCATGTACCGCCACTACCACGAAACCAAACTCGCAGAGGTCATCCGTAAGCACATCAAATTGGCTGACTGGGTTACCTGTACCACCGAACACCTTGCCTCTCGCATACGGCCTCTAAATGCGAATGTGAGCATTTTGCAGAATGAACCCTACGAAGCCTATCAACAGTTCATTCCCAACCCCGACGAAGAACCCGACAAGCACCTCGTGAAGTTCGGTTGGTTCGGTGGGGCGCAGCATGGTGAGGACATGGAAATCCTGCGAGAAGGAATGCAGAAACTACGCTGGGACGCAAACTTGGACGGCAAATACCGCCTCTACCTCGGAGGGTGGAACGACAACAACCCTGTGTACGAGGGCTACGAGAAAATCATCAGCGACCAAGGGAACAACCCGAATTACGGACGCATTCAGGCTGCTGACATCTATTCGTATGTCGGGGGCTA